CTTGAAATGGCGCTGCGTGTTATGATCGACCTATACAACGGCCGTCACTCAAGAATCGTTAAGAGGGTTGGAGTATGACTACATGGTTTGAGCGACTGTTCGGCAACAGGCCGCAGCAACAATCGCCGCGACAAATCCGTGAGAACCTTGAAGAACAAATCCGCATCAATCACTTGCAGCGCAAGGTAAAACTCACTGAATCGTATGCCGACTCAGACTATTGGTTGTCGTCCTACGTGGACCTGCTGGCACGCTACAAAGACGGCGGCCAGATGGCCTACCCAATTACACAGCCAACTGATCGACGCTACGGCGGAAACTTTCCATTTTGGTATAGCGAGCAGCAACTGTCATTGATTCGTGCGCAAGCTCGCCTGATCGCCACGATGAGCCCAAATGCTCAGGGGCTGGTTAATGGCCTTTGTTCATACGTGATTGGTTCTGGGTATCAGTACGATGTGGTCGCAAAGCCAAACCGCAACGTGCCCGAAAACATCATGGTTCGCATCCAAGACACGATCGACAAGTTTGTCGAAGAAAACGCATGGTCGGAAATGGAACAGGAATTGTTTACTCGCTCACGAGAAGACGGCGAATTCTTCCTGCGTCTATTTGCACAAGAAGACGGCAGCACGATGGTGCGGGTCGTAGAGCCTGAGCAAGTATTCATGCCGCCCGGCGGCTCCTTGTACGACTTTTCTTACGGCATCAAAACCGACCCTGACGATGTGTGCAACATTCTGGGCTACTCGGTCGCATACGTTGCATCTGCTGGCGAAGATGGATCGAGCAATCCAATGTCAGCAGAGGAAGTGCCAGCCGATGAAATGATCCATATGAAGGTGAACGTCAAGCGAAACATCAAACGCGGCCTATCCGACTTCTCTTACGACACGTTAGACGCATTTGCTACAGCCACGAAACTGCGAACCAATCTAGGCGAGGGTGCAGCCGTCCAAGCAGCAATTGCCGGTGTGCGACAACACGACGCTTCATCGGTTGGGCAGGTCGATACGTTCATCAATGCCGCTTCCGATTACACTCAGTACAGCCCAGTCACACAGAAGGGCACAGACTTTCAGCAGATCAAGTCCGGCACGTTTATGGACATTCCGAAAGGCATGAACTACGTGCCACCACCAGCGGCCGCTAATTCATCCGGGCATCTTGAGATTATGCAGGCATTGCTACGCAGCGCAGGGAATCGGCATAACGCACCAGAATGGCTAGTCAGCGCCGACGCCTCAAATAACAATTATGCTTCCAGCATGACGGCCGAGTCGCCATTCCTGCGCCATTGCAAACGGCTGCAAAAGCTGTACGAGCGAACTTTCCTACGAGTGATTCGTGCGGTCATTCAAAACGCAATCGACGCTGGAAAGCTTCCGCAGGCCACGATGAAATACATTGACATCGTGGCAACCGCTCCGCAGCTTGAGGTTCAAGACGCAAGTGGCACGGCTAGCGCAAACCAGACCTATGTGACGCTGGGCATCAAATCACGCCAAACTGTTGCGCAAGAGCTAGGACTTGACTGGGACACCGAGATAACAAATCAGCAGGAATATGCCGAGCAGATGGGTAACACCAGTAGCGTTTCTCAGGAGGATAGCGGCACCGATTACCCTGCTCCTGCACCGCAGGTTGCGCCTAAACAACAAGACGATCAGCCTGAAGAAAACACGGAAGAAGCAAGCGACTTCACAATCAGGGATCGGCTATGAATTACGTTTCATCACGCATAGCGGCTCGACAAGGAATCATGCGTGTAGATACGCTTGTAAAGTCTGACGAACGCGCAGACATTATTGACAGAAAGATTCGAGGCATTTGGAAAAAGATTCAAGCCTTGTTGGCTGAACGACCAATTAATCTTAATACGCAACACTTGCTGGCTGGGTTACTAGCGGAGATCAACAAGACCGCAGTCGCTGGTACAGGCGACACTCTTAGACGCATCGTAAAGCAATCGCGCATACAAACTGCCAAAGACTTAGTTGGATCAGTGCCAGTCGAATACATCAATCTGGCGTTGGCAGGCAACAGAGCCAACATAGCCAACAGGACAATTGTGCCGGTAACTGAAGGCCGCCGTGCTACCCCAGCCGAGCGCGCACAAATCGAAGCGATGCTGCTCCCAAACGACGACGAGCAAGATGTCGATCGCATTGTGTATTCGCCAACACACGGCACAAGCTGGGAACAACGATTTGCTTCTCAATCGGAATTGGCACCGCCTGCCGTACTAGCCGCACAAGTGTCGCTGGCGCTACTCCAAGGTGAATCGGTACAACAATTGACTGCTCGGCTGGCACCAGTAGTCGATAATGTCATGACATCGGCCCGAAGGATTTCACGCACGGAATCACTACGCGCATCGACCGAAGCAACTCTAGCCATGTACGAGAATCTTGGGCCACTTGTCATCGGTTACCAGATTCACGCAATTCTAGACTGGAGAGTTCGCCCGCATCATGCGGCTCGACACGGCACAATCTACTATCGCAATCCGGAGCCCGGTCAGCCGTCTATGCTTCAAATGCCACGGCCACCAATCGAGGAAGATGGATCTGTTGCGTATAATTGCCGATGCACATTATCAGCGGTCATGCAGCCGTCTAAAGCGGTAGAAGATGATCCCGCACTTAAAGCATTATTCGCCGACGTTGCTGGGTCAGTCATCCCTGATCCACGAACATACGACCGATGGTTTGATCACGCCAGCGAAGCGGAAAGGCGTTGGGCCGTAGGCGCGCGTCGTATGGCCGCAGCCCGTCAAAAGTTGCAACCCGGAGAACCACTCAGGTGGGCAGCGATGGTCGATCCACGGTCAGGAACACTGTTACCGCACAACGAAATAGTCGCAGAGACACCACGGCGCAGAGTTGACAGAATCAAACGTGTCAGCGACATTATTGCTGACCGTTCTGAATTGCATCGCCAAATTACTACGTACGGATATCTTCCAGCCGAACCAGCAACAAGAAAACGTCCTGAGCCCAAGAAACGGCCTAGCAGATCGACAACCGGCTCAAGGTTCGCTGACCTAGTACGATCAAAAATAAAGGCTAGGAAGGGCCAAAAACGTCGCAGAAGTTGACACGGCTATTGCAATAGAGGTACAAAGTACACATGGCAAGAACCATTCGCACAATCGAGGCAGTCACATCGTCCGCCGCCATGGAAGTGGATCGAGACGAAGGCATCATTCGTGGCGTCAAAATTCTAGGTCTTGTCAGCGACAACAACCGCAAGTATATGCCCGAAGCGGTACGAAAAGCTAAAAGCCTATACGAAGGCATCAAGGTAAACATCAATCACCCGGCTGAGTCGGGCGACGTTCGCAACGCAGAAGATCGTTTTGGCAAACTGATCAACGTCAAGTATGTCGAAGGCGAAGGGCTTTACGGCGACCTGATGTTCCTCAAGTCGCACCCTATGGCTGAACGCATCTGCGAAGCGGCAGAACGCAACGACATGAACGACACGTTTGGACTATCCCACAATGCGCAGGGCGACGGGCAAGAAGACGACGATGGCTGTTTTGTGGTAAACTCAATCGTGGAAGTTCGACACGTTGATTTAGTAGCGGACCCAGCCACAACAAAGTCACTACGGGAGGCGCGCACACGCATGAAAGCTAAAGAATCAAAAGCCGAAGACAATAAAAGTTCACGCGCAAACGTATGGAAGATGAATCTTAAAACATATCAAATTTCAGGCGGCAAGAAAGTCCTTGTTTTATCAAAAGAAGCAGAAACCACCATCTCATCAAACGGTGGCACTTCTGATACAAAAAATGTGAACAATTACGGCTTACTTTTGGCTATTGCTAAAAGCCCAAAATCGGGAAGTTACTCAACTCTTGGGACTTCTCCAAAAATGCATTATGAATGGAGTGGAGGAAAGATTGTAAAAACAATAGAGGAGGCCGACATGCCTAACGACGAAGACAAAGAGATGACTGAGTCAAATCAAATATCTAGTAGCATCGTGAGCCTTGAAAAACAATTTGAAAACGCTGTAAAGCAAATGCATAGCATAAACGCTGGAGTTAGTGACTTTATCAAAAGCAATGATGTAGGTCCAAAGACTAAGCAAAAGTTTACGAAAATAAGAAGCGACCTAAGCAATGCTATTAACGTTGCTAACAAAGTAAAAACAGATCTTGTTCACATGCTGCACCCCGGAGCCGATGGATCGGAAAACTTTTCTGAGGAAGAAAACATGAACGACGAAGATGAAATGATGACCGAAGCCGAAGACATGCCCGTAGAGGATCCTTCGGAAGAAGAGATGACTGAAGCGAGTGATTCCGGCAAGCAAGAGTACGCTGCCAAGGTTAAGCCGTTGGTCCAAAAGGCAGACAGCCTAGCTTCTGAGGCTAGGCAGAAGTTGCATGATGCTTCAGTGATAGTGTCGAATTTGAGCAACCATGTTTCCGGAAAACAATTAAAGAAGTATTTGAATAATATTGGCAACTTGCTGTCGGATTCAAAACAAAAGTGTTTTGACGCCGAAAAATCTTTGTCTGCGGCCAAATCAGGCGATTGGGATATTGATGAGTCAATAAACGACGAAGATGAAATGATGCCTGAAGCCGACGATATGCCAATGGACGAAGCCGACGACGAATTGGCAATTGAGGCAGAAGACCGCTACACCGAAGAAGAATACTCAGATGACGAAGAAAAGATGGCCATGGAAGGCTCATCGGATAACGTAGGTAAAACTTCTAGGGAGTGGGATGCGCACTTTGAAAAGCAGTCCCCTAAGATGCAATCCGCAATAAACGTAGGCTTGCATCGCGGCTTGTCTTATCCAGATGCAGCAAAACGGGCAAAGTCTTTAGTTAAGGAAGCAGTTGACAACAACGAAGAGGATAGGATGCCCATGGAAAGTAAGCGCCGTCGATTAAACACATTCTGTCGCAACAATGGCGTAACGCTGACCGAAGGCCTATACAAAGATCTTCGGTTGCTTCCTGAAATTGCACAGCGACGTTGCATCTTGCGAATCAAACTAGCAGCTAAGGCGCGCAAACCAAAGTCGTCTGGTAGTATGATGCCAATGACCGAAAGCAAGGTTCACACGGGCGACAACGTATTCAACTGGCTCAGATCCTAAGGAGTAAATAATGGGCAGCACTTTTGGTGGAAGTCGGTTTGTTTTGCCATCGGGTATTACAACCACTGTTTTGAATGTCCCTGCTTCGACTCAGATTAGCATCGGCGACCTGCTCTATTGGAACGGTACAGCAGCCGTGCCACTTAGCGCAGCAACCGGCTCGGGAACGGCCGCAATTGATCAGGCAACTATTGCCGCATCATTTGTCGGAGTCGCTCAACAGGGCCGCATTGCTGCTCAGACAACCACTGGGTATCCCGATTTTCCAATCACTGGGATCCTGATCGGCACAGACGTCGTATACGAGGCTACCTGCGCCTCGGCCACGTTTGAGTGCGGAGACCTAGTCGGCGTGCTTTCCGCTGCTACAGGGGCCGTGGGTGACATTGCAGACCAATCTGTGGTAGCGGTATCACAGCCAAATCTTGCAATCGGTTACGTTGTTAACAAGTACTCGACTGCAACGACACTTGTGCGAGTGAGACTGCTCGGAAAGAACCAAGTTAGTTTTGCTAATCCAAACGCACGACAGGTTGGTAGCGGTCAGGTTGCAGGGCCCGGCACTTTGGCCGCTGCTGCCGATACCACATTGACCGTGGCTTCCGCCTCCATTCAAGTCGGTGTCCCAACTGGCACCCGTGTTGTGACGCTCCCAGCCGTCGCATCATCCAAGGGCTTGGTGTTCTACGTGGTAAACAATGCGGCCGCAACTCACGCATTCACGGTGAAAAACGCAGGCGCAACAACCATCGGATCGGTGGCGGCAACCAAGACCGGAATCTTCTTTTGCGACGGAGCGGCGTGGTACGCCACCATCGGATCCTAACTTAACGAAAGGGGAATAGAATGAGTGTTAACACGATTAAGCTTCGCGACCTGTTTGAGTCTCGATCAAAGCAATCTAACGGCCGCCTTCGTTTCTTGACCGAAATGAAGAATGGCCTTGGGTTATGCGATAAGGCAGGCAACGACTACAAGGACTTTGCTGGCAATCGCATCCTTAAGGATCGTCACCTGCGCGCTGAAGATTTCAGCCTTGCGGAGCTTTGCGAAGCCATCGTAGGGCCAACTTGGAAGAACCTATTTAACCCTGACAGCCGCGAACTGGGCCGCTACACCACGGCTCGCTCGCTGGTCGAAGCAGCCGGTGGCAGCAGGGCCCTGATTGAGTCAACGGGCGTTGGTGTTGATCCAACTGCGTTCTTAAATATCAATACTTTTACCTCCGTTGTTGGCGGTTTGGTAGAAGTAAAGATTTTGGAAGCGTTTAAGAACCCAGCGTTTATCGGCGATGCACTTTGCCCTGCAGAGCCGACTAAGCTCAACGGTCAGAAGATTATCGGGGTCAATCGTCTGGGCGACCGTGGCAAGAAGCGTTTGCCCGGTGAAGCGCATACCAGAGCTCAGTTTAACGAGCGATGGGTGCAGACACCAGAAACCCGTGAAAACGCACTCGCTGTTGACGTCTACAAAGAGACCATTTTCTACGATCTTACTGGCGACCTGATGAACGTTGCCGGATCGGTCGGAGAGGAACTTGCGTACCGTCGTGAGCTTGAAATCCTCGGACTCGTAGTAGGAGCTAGCAACAGTTTCAATTACAACGGTGTAGCGTACAACACCTACTCGACTTCGCTGGGCGCCCTTGGGTATTTCAACGACTTCAGCAACCCACTAAACGACTGGACAGCCATTCAGGCTGACATGTTGAAGTTTGCGCGCATGCAGGACCCCGGCACCGGCAAGCGCATCCTAACCATGCCCAATACGATCCTTGTCAATCCCGCTAAGGTTGCGACGGCAAACCTTATCCTGCAAGCTACTAGCACGGAGCGCAGGACCGGAACAGGATCGCCGACTCAGACGGGTAGCAATCCGCTCAACATCAGCGTCACCGGAAGCAACCCTTACTCTGGTCAATTCCAGATCCTGTCAAGCCCTCTGCTTGAGCAGGTTTGCACGGCGTCTGCTGCTGATGGTGGCCTCGCACTCAGCCAGTCGGATGCCGATGAATATTGGTGGATGCTTGAAAGCGGAAAGTCATTCCGTTACATGCAGAACTATCCACTCAGTGTTGCTCAGTCTGCGCCAAACCAGTATGAAATGCTGGATCGGGGCATTGTGGCCAGTTACTTTGCCAACGAGCGTGGCATTCCATCGGTCTGGTCCCCATGGCATATTGTTCGCAACAAGGTTTGATAGGAGGCGACTATGTCGCGCAAACAACAAGCGTTTGAGCCTGACTCTGCTGAGCAGGCTCAGTCCGTTTATCGTGCCTCGTTCATGTACCTTCCAAAAGTGACGCTTGAAGCGTGGAACGAGGAAGACGCTGCTAACAAATACAGGGACAAGTTTGACCTATGCCCGTCCCGTGAAATCATTGTGGAAAAGGTGACCAATGGCAGCCGTTGACGATCTTGGCGCGGCCATCAATCAGATCGCCGCGCAGATCAAGGATATTACGGCAAACCCTAAGCCGGACTATTCCGTCAACGGTCAGTCAATCTCTTGGGCATCCTATTTATCCATGCTGACTGAGCAGATTACAAAGCTGCAACAGACGCAACAAACTCTCGCTGGGCCGTACCAGCGAATCTCAAGGATACGCCCATGAACACCGCTATCATTTCTACCACTGGCAACGCTAGCACCGTAGTCATTACCGGCGTTGCAGGAAAGCGAATACGAGTGTTGGCGTATACCATGAGTTCATCAACGACCGCTGAAGCGCAATGGTTCTCTGCAACCACGGCACTCAGTGGCAAAATGCACATGGGTGCTAATGGCAACATTGCAATCCACCTTGGGGACAACTGGCCGTCCGGTGGGTTGCCTGTCCTGCAAACTATTGCGGGAGAAGATCTGATCCTGACGACTACTAGCACCGCTGGGGTAATCGGTGGGCATCTCACCTACGTCATGGTAAACGTCTAATGGCTAACATCTCAGTCGGGGCTGCTCAAGCACTTTCTGATCTTGCCGGTGGCGGCACTAACGGCGGATTAACTCAGGAGCAGGCGGCAAGATTCTTGTCTGCTGCCGTCCTGTTAGTCAACCGCCACAAAGTCCTTTTAAGTAAGCCTGTAGTGGCCGTCCGCACGCGGAATGGTGGCAGACGTGTGACAGGACGTTCAAGCCCCGGAGAATATCCACGGGCAGACACCGGCATGCTACGCAACGCAATTACAATCGATCCGAAAACGACTCTTGAAGAAGTCATGCGAACTGCTCACATCAAAGTAGGAATTCGCAGGCGCGCATGGTATGGCGCGTACCTAGAAGTCGTTTACCAGCGACTGGGTCTTTCGCATACACTCAGGAATATGCTGCCACAGTTGCAGGCAATTGCTGGAATGCCTTTACGTTTTGTTACCACACAACTTATGAGGGACTGAGATGGCAACGTTTAACAAGTACAATATTTTTGTCGAAAACGTGGCCGAGAAGGTACACAATCTTGGCTCAGACGTGTTAAAAGTTGCCCTGACTAACACGGCACCAGCAGCGACCGACACCGTCTGGAACACAACCGTTTATCCGGCTCCCGTAGCTGCGAACGGTTACACGGCAGGAGGTAATACTCCTACAATCACCAGTTCGTCTCAGACCTCTGGAACGTACAAGCTTGTGCTAGGCGACACCGTATTTACGGCGACGTCTGGCGGTATTGGGCCATTCCGCTATGTTGTCCTTTACAATTCAACCGCATCAGGGGCCGTCATCGGTTACTACGACTACGGGTCGTCAATCACGCTGGCCGACACCGAAACCTTTACCATCGACTTTGACGCCTCCAACGGCGTGCTAACAATCGCATAAGATTGTTTTTTGCCGTCCTTATGTTGCAAATGATGCAAAGCGTAACATAAGGAAAACAAGCAAAGAGGACGAAGTAATGCCTGAGATCGACATGGGTAACGGCAATCAGTTTGACGCTCCAAACGGGGGCGTCACTCAGGACGAACACGACAAGAACCTCGCTCAAGCTATTGAGATGCGCGAGCAGGAAGTCTACCAATACCAAACAAATATCAATAATTATTCCGCCATGCTTGCGGCCTGTATTCAGGACCCGTGGCCCCAGCGACTCCTTCCGTATCGTGGCATGGGAAGAGATCAACTGGCGCAGGCGATTGCTGACGATGACGATCTTGATCTTGCGAGTCAACTAGCGTTTCGGGATGAGCTTAGGTTTCGCATTAGGTCAGAAAAAATAGAGTGCAACAAGTCGAAAATGATGCTAGTGTCTGCCGTGGCAAGCGCAACTGACATCAACAAGATCCGCACAATTATCGCTGAACTAAAGGCCGCACGCACCACAGTATGAGGTGAGCGATGGCCAATTATGTAATTTGCAACTCATCAAACTCCCCTTACATTTTGGGGTATGCCTTTTCAGCATCCGGCTGGGGGGCTAAATATGCTAACCCGGCAACTCTATCTACACAGATAGGCGTATCAGTAGACACGTCACCAGACAACGCCACAGTTTACCTCAACAATGGGCAAGCTTGGGCGTGGACTGTCGCTTCTGGTTTTGGGACTAAATATACTAGCGCTACCAGTCCCAGTTTAGGATTTGGGCGTGGGGTAACAAGAATCGGGTCAAATGTATTTTTCTCAGGCGATGGATCGCCTTTTATATCAGCATATCCTTGGTCTAACTCTACGGGATTTGGCACAGCGTATTCTAATCCGGCTACATTGCCACCGAATGCGTCCTCCTCTGCTTACAACAACCTTGGTGGCACCTCTACGGCTGTCGCCGTAACATCTGGCCAATCACCTTTTGCGAATATTTACACATGGTCGGCATCTGGATTTGGAACACGATACTCATCCTTTAGTGGAATAAGTGGAACCGGAACTAGAGGGGTTCACTTAAATGATCAATACATGAGCATAGCTCATGGAAGCAGCCCATATACTCATGTATATCAATGGTCTGATAGTACAGGTGTTGGCACTAAATACGCTAATCCGGGCGTCTTAATGAATGGCGGAAGTTATTCCGTAGAAATGGCAATTTCAAAGACGGCTGTAGGGTTTGCAAGCATAGGTACTATTGGTGGTAGGGTTTACGCATGGTCGTCACTTGGGTTTGGAACTAGCACGGCATCAACAAGCGGAACAAACACAAACGCCTTCGCATTTGCCAAAGAGGAAGACGCCGTTTTTTTTGGAAAAAGTACGTCTCCGTATCTGTTTGCATATCCTTTTACTATTGCCGGTATAGGCTCAGTTTTCACATCGCCCACCTCTCCGGGCGGATTAGTTTACAATATAGCCACGTCCTATCCGGCATCAAACGCCTACTCCATGACGGCGGACGTTGCCTCGTTTGCACTGACAGGAATCGCATCGGGATTAAAGGCGACACGCACAGTAACTGCGGACACTCGATCATTTGCGCTGACGGGTGTTGATGCGACATTAACAAAATCAACGGCCGCTAGTTACACTCTTGTCGCATCAGTCGGATCTTTTAGCCTAGTCGGTCAATCGACTGGGTTGCCATTAGGACGCAAGGTAACGGCCGCACAAGGCGCATTTAGCCTGACAGGAATAACCACTGGGCTAAAAGCTGGACGTGTAGTCACAGCGACGACTGGATCATTTGCCCTGACCGGCATAGCGGCGGGCCTCAAAGCCACTCGCACTATTACCGGTGCAGTACGCTCTTTCGCTTTGACAGGCATTGCCAACCGCTTAGTTACCACTCGCACGATTACGGCATCGGCTGCAACGTTTGCCCTGACCGGATACGATGCCAACCTAGTCAAGACGACAGCCAAGACCCTGTTTGCGGCTACCGGGCACTTTGTCCTGACAGGAATAGCAAATCAATTCCTTCGCAGCTATGTCGTTTCGTCCTCAGCAGGCACATTCTCGCTTGCTGGTCAATCCACCCAACTTGCAACTACACGCGCCCTGACGGCCACTATTGGGCCGTTTGCGTTGACAGGCGTAGCGGCATCTCTAACTACTCAACGCCTTGTCGTATGCGCCAAAGGAACGTTCACGCTAACCGGCAACAATGCCGCTTTATTGCGCACTACGACCGCTCAGGCAGGCTCTTTTAGTCTGGTTGGGTATCCAGCCGTTTTGAGAGTTGAGCGTTCTATAGAGGCAGCACGGGGCACGTTTGCGCTCACCGGGAATACGGTGGCGCTTTCCCGCAGCTACAACATGTCGGCCACTTCTGGCGCCTTCGCTCTGACTGGCATAGCGGCTGGCCTCCGAGCCGGACGGGCTGTTGTGGCTGGGGAAGGAAGCTTTGCATTATCTGGTGTTTTAGCTCAGCTCGTTTACGGTCGTCAATTTGTATGTGGTGGTGGTTCATTCGGGCTGACGGGCACGCCCACTAACTTCCCCCGTGGCTATGTCGTTTCGTCTAGCACGGGAGCCTTCGCTCTTACAGGTATCTCAGCCCCCACTATTACTTCGAGGCGGGTCGCACCGAATTCAGGAAGTTTTACAGAATCTGGGGAAATAGTTGGCCTCTATTGCAATCGTGTTGCATTGGGAGCAACGGGCCAGTTTTTGCTGACCGGACAATCGACGGCGTTTACGTACGCTCGCGGAATTAGCGTGGGGACGGGACAGTTTGCTTGGTCAGGGGTCGGGGCCATCCTGATTGCCCCACCTCCACCCGTCATCCGCTCCATCGTGTTAGGAGAGGCAACGGTTGCACCGATCACGACGAGCGAGATTGTGGTATCATCGACTTCTGGATTGGGCAGCGATGGATCGTGCCACGACTACACATCGCTCTACTCGGAGACGCCTTGATGTCCACCTATTACGTCGGCGACACTATCCGAGTTGCAGCCACGTTTCGCAATCCAGCAAACGCTCTGGTCGATCCTACTACGGTGACGTTGACGTTTACGCTGGCAGGAGTGCCGACTGTTTACGTCTACGGCACTCATCCTGAGTTGAATAACCCTACAGTCGGCAGCTACACTCTTAATTACACGGCGGCAACTGCTGGCTCGGTTTCATACGTTTGGGAAAGCACCGGAGCGTCTACGGTGGCGCGCACTGGTGGATTTACGGTGCTAACCTCACGGGTGGTGCCGTCCAGCTTTTGGACTCCTGCTGGCGATCATCTAGTGTTCGATAATCTAGAGACCGTTTCGATTACCGACCTTTCTGGCGTCACGTCAACCGTTCTCCGAGTGTTTAGGCTGCCAGCTAATCTGGACACCGGAGGAGCCGGAGCGTTGACCGCATACGGCACAACGACTCAGTGGAACATGTGGATTCAAGAGTGTCCTACTGCGCCTGAAATTAACGCCCTGATCACTGATGCATATGGGCGCAGGTACCGAATTGATTCGGTAGTACAATCTGTGGTACAAAACATGTGGGAGATCAGTTCGACGGCTGACGCAGGGCACGCATTGTGAGTGTTTACTGGGACATCCTGATGAGCATCAAACAACGCCTTGTGGGCGTTATGGGTGACAATCACATCAAAGTTCGCAAACGTGCCATCTACTTGGAAACCGACACTCTTCCTACGATTATCATCTCGCCAGCGGCCGAAAAGATTGATCTTGAAGCGTTTAACCGGCAGGTCGCTTACTCGTACACGGTGCAAGTGACCCTAGTTCAAGCAGGCAATCGTTTATTCGAGCAGGACGTGCGCGACTGGCTCCTGCTGAGGCAGCAGATCAGGCAGGCTTTGTATCAGCCAACGTTGCCCGATATTGAGAATATCATCGGCATGGAACTGGACATGCAGCCAGCGTTTGAAACAGTCACCGGTAACACATCGAACTACGATGTTTCTGGCATGAGCGTCACCTACCAAGTCCTAGAGGAGCGCAC